TGGATGAATAATCCTACCGTATTGTTCGATAAGAAAGTTCTGCAAAAAGGTGCAAAAATAGTGAAGGAGGTCAATCGTGAAGTTGCTACCTTACTTGGCATTAATCCTGCTGCTCGTACTACTTGTGTTAAACCTTCGGGTAATGCAAGTGTACTGTTACAAACCGCATCTGGGATACATGCAGAGCATAGTACAATGTACATTCGAAACGTACAGATGACAAAGGATTCTGAGGTAACTCAGGCAATACAAAAAGCAAACCCATACATGGTAGAAGATAGTGTATGGAGTGCAAACGGTACAGACGTGGTTGTGTCTTTTCCTATAATTCCAAAGAAAGGTTCTTATGTAAAAGAGGATCTTGTTGGTGTTGACCATCTTGAGAAGGTAAAACTAGTTCAAGAATATTGGGTCAATGCTGGTACAAACGAAGAACTTTGTGCTGACAAGGGGGTGCGACATAATGTGTCAAACACTATCCTTGTAGATGACTGGAAGAAAGTAGAAAATTACGTGTTTAAGAATCGACATTCATTTGCTGGGATATCGTTTCTTTCAATGATGGGAGATAAGGACTTTAATCAAGCACCTAACACCAGTGTGATAACAGCAAAAGAAATGGTAAAAAAATATGGAACTAGTGCTATATTTGCTAGTGGGCTCGTGGTTGACGGTCTTAATGCTTTTGATAATCTTTGGTCTGCTTGTTCGACTGCTCAAGGCTACGGTGACGATATCTCGTTGGATAATTCAGTTAATAGTATTAAGCGTGATTGGATTCGTCGTTTTAATAATTTTGCAGTCAATTATCTTAATGGTGATATGAAACAAGCAGAGTATTGTTTAAAGGATTCACATCTCCTACATAAATGGGAGAAGATTAATAAAAACTTTGTAGACATAGAATGGGAGTCAGATTTGAGTGAAAAGAAATATATCGACGTAGACACTATGGGAGCAATTGCCTGTGCAGGTGGTGCGTGTGAGATTGACTTTTAATGGATACGTGGGAAACATCATGTATGCATTGTGACGAAGAGACTCACATTGTATCGAACAAAGAACCAGAGTTCTGCCCTATGTGTGGATACGAAACAAATGCGTTGTTGGTAGATGCCGACGATGAGATATAAACGATTAAATAACTTCCCCCCAGAGTTGATGACTCTGTTAAAAGATCGATGGAATGACATACAGACAGAAAAGTATGACGACATCCCCTGTGTAGAACCATCACTCAAAATGATTGTTTGCAAATCGTTGAACAATAGGTTTCAGCCATACTTCAAAGCAAAAATACAGGGTATCGTGTTTGCGGTATCCGATAAAGATCTGGCCATGGCAAAGATCCATACAGATAAGTCTAGACACACCACAATGAACGTTCCCATACAGGTTGATCACGTAGGATCGTTTATATGCGGTAAGACCACAGATCTATCAGTATATCAACCACCCAAACAACAAATCCTAGACGGTAAAACGAGTAACGAATATCCTTGGGAAACTGCCATGTACGAGTTCGTATCAATGGAAACCCCTCTTATAATCAATACAAAAGTACCACACGCATGGTGTGGCAACGAAGATTCCGATAGAGTTATCGCATCTTTTATGTTTGAGGACGAATTAAAACCCAAAGAATTGATAAATAGTACACCAAGTGATTGGTTCTAAACCACTATATACTAGTATGTGGTATATGAATGACATTGAATTTACAGACGCACCAGATGATATTGAGGGTTTCGTTTACGTTATAACAGACACACGTAACGATAAGAAGTATGTCGGCAAGAAAAGGTTCTGGTCGGTTACACGGAAGCCCCCACTCAAAGGCAAGAAACGCAAGAGAGTGATACGCAAAGAATCTGACTGGATGAAGTATTACGGTTCAAGTGATTTAGTAAACCAATTATTGGTAGAACATGGAGAAGATAACTTCCATCGGGAGATTATTCATTTGTGTAAGACGAAGGGTGAGATGAGTTACCTCGAAGCAAAAGAGCAGTTTAACAGGGACGTACTATTAAATGATGACTATTATAATGAGTTCATCGGATGTAAGATTCACAGTAAACACGTATCAGGATTAAAATGAATATATCAGTTACCGAAAAAGCAAAGACATATCTAAAGAACGCAGGTAAACCAAACGTTTCTCTCAAAGTTAAAGGTGGGGGTTGTTCTGGGTTTCAATACGAGTGGGGTGTCACGGACGCAAAACCCACAGTAGAGAACCTCTGGTTAGACCCTATGGCAGAGATGTTTGTATTTGGTTGTACGGTTGATTATGTAGAAGAGTTAGGTGGATCATATCTAAAAGTAATTAACCCAAATGCGACTGCTCAATGTGGTTGCGGAGAGAGTTTCGGAGTATAAAAATGCCTACAGAATATAACGCGGATTTAGTCAAGGTTGTCGATGGTGACACTGTTGACGTAGATATCGATCTAGGATTTGGTATCTGGTTAAAGAACGAAAGAGTACGGGTAATGGGAATAGACACCCCAGAATCACGTACAAGTGACAAGATTGAGAAGTTGTTTGGTCTTGCAGCCAAGTATAGATTACAAGCATTACTAGAAGAAAATTGTACACTTGTTACAACAGATGACAGACGCGGAGAAGACGAACGTGGTAAATTTGGTCGTGTATTAGGTGACTTCAAAATTGCAGACGGTCGATTAGTTACCCAAGTCTTAATGGACGAAGGTCATGCAGTAGATTACTATGGTGGATCTAAAGAAGAAAACCTAGAAAAACACATGGTAAACAGAGCAAGATTAGTCGAAGAAGGTATTGTAGTAATGCCTGTTGACGAAGACGATGGTGCTTGACAACTAGCGAATCATTTGGTATAATAAGATCTAATGCGGAAGTCGTATAAAAGTATTACGGCAGATAACCAATTTGTAGAAGAGGGGGCAGTACCTTCCTTCCGCTCCAAATAAAGGTATTATATGATACTACTAGATTATAATGGTATTGCGATAAGCAACATCATGGCTCAAAGATTAGGTGAAAACGAAGATATGATTCGTCACATGATCTTAAATTCAATACGAATGTACAAACAGCGTTTTAAAGAATACGGTGACATCGTTGTCGTATCCGACGCTGGTGGTAACTGGCGTAAAGAAGTATTTCCAGAATACAAAGCAAATCGTAAGAAAACTCGTGATTCATCTAGTGTGGATTGGGATGAGTTGTTTCGTATTACCAACATGGTGTTTGACGAGATCACTGAGAACTTTCCGTACCGTACTATGAAAGTATGGGGTACTGAAGCAGATGACTGTATTGCACAGATCTGTATTGGTACACAGGAGTTCGGTGCATATGAGGATATAATGATTGTATCAGCCGACAAAGACTTCGCACAACTACAGAAGTTTAAGAATGTAAAACAGTATTCCCCAATGACCAAGAAGATGATTGTTGAGGAGAATCCACGAGGATTCCTACTGGAACACATATTAAAGGGTGATACCAGTGACGGTGTACCAAACGTTCTATCTGACGATAAGGTCTTCATAGAAGGTCGTAGACAGGGTGTAATGAGTGCCAAGAAGAAAGCAATACTTTCTGAGGATATAAACGCCTTTGGAGAGGACGTAGTTCGTAACTTCCAACGTAATGCCAAGATGATTGATCTGACAAAATGTCCAGATAATTTGGTTATAGATATTAAAGATCACTTCAACAAGTCAACACCACGTGTCAATAAAAGCAAGGTGTTACCTTATTTGGTGAATAAAAAATGCAGACGGTTACTAGAAGTCGTAGAAGAGTTCTTTTAACTAAATATTGTAAACAGGAGAGATAATGGCATCATTACCACATTTAGTTTTTGAAGACTATGTAAAAGCGAAGTCCAAAGCAGAAAAGATTGCAGTGTTGCGATCTAACGAGACATGGGCATTAAAAGATTTACTAAAGGGAACATTAGATCCTAAAGTAAAATGGCATCTTCCCGAAGGTGAACCACCCTATGAACCGTCCAGTCATTCAGAACCAGCGGCATCTATATTCAGAGAGAATACAAAGTTTAGATATTTTGTAAAGAATAATAATGTTAGTAATAAAATAACACAGGCCAAAAGAGAACAGATTTTCATCGGAGTTCTTGAAGCAGTGCATCCAAAAGATGCGAAATTAGTGATCGGTATGATTAACAAGAAAACTC